GGGGTGGTATATCTATTGAATATAATAGTAATTATATTGAAAATTTTAAACAAAATAGAACTAGTATTTTAATAAATGAAGATGCAACACAAATAAATTATACTAATTTACTTAAAACAAATAATTTTCCTACAAATATTGATTATTTACAATTAGATTGTGAACCTAGTGAAATAACTTATAATATTCTTCTCAAAATACCCTTTGAAGAATATAAGTTTGCAATTATAACATACGAGCATGATTATTATACAGACCCAAATCGAAATTCATGTATTTCTTGCACATATCGTGAAAAATCACGAGAATTTTTAATATCTAAGGGATATGAACTTATAGTTAATAATGTGGCGCCTGATAAATTGTGTTCTTTTGAGGATTGGTGGGTTCATCCTGATTTAGTAGATAAAGAAATTATAAATAAAATAAAATTTATTAGCGATAAAGCTAAAAAAGCAACAACTTATATAAATAATATGATACCAGTTATAGGAATACCAATATTAAATGGGACTCATTGGCTACAACGCTTAATATTTAGCATAGATTATCCGGTTAACAATGTTGTTATATTTAATAACGGAAATAAAGAAATTATAGAAGAATTAAATAATTTAACTAAAATAAATCACCCTTATATAAACAATATAACAATTTGTCATTTACCTTCTAATTTGGGTGTGTCTGCTGTTTGGAATTTAATTATAAAATCTTATAATACATCTCCTTATTGGGTTATATCAAATCACGATATTGCTTTTACGCCCGGATTATTAAAAGAAATGTATGAAAAAGCCCAAAATGAAGAAATTGGAATGGTACATATTGATAGAGGAGATTATGACTTAGGGGCTTATGCTTGCTTTTTAATTAAAGATTGGGTAATTCAAAAAATTGGATTATTTGATGAAAATCTTTCTCCGGCTTATTGTGAAGATATAGACTATATTTTAAGAATTATTCGTTATAATTGGGATAATGGAGAACTTATAAAAAAAGATTGGACAAACTTACCTCATTATCATGGTTATTCATTATCTAATGAAGAAAATTATTACATTAAAGGGGGAAGCCAAACTAAAAAGCAAAATGAAGATTTAACTAAAAAATTAAATAAAATAAATATAATTAATCGTGAATATATAAAACAAAAGTGGGGAAGTAATTGGGAACAATATCCACAAAAATATCCTATGGGTATAGAAAATATACCCATAACTTATACTTCATACGATTTAGAATTCATCAGAACCAAAAATATATAAAATGGAACACTATTATCAAAACATAGGTGAAGATTGGTTTACCTTTCCTAATTTATACAAAAATATGGTAGAAATAGCCAATGATGATTCTTTATTTATAGAAATTGGTTCTTGGAAAGGGAGAAGTGCTTGTTTTATGGGGGTAGAAATATTAAATTCTAATAAAAATATAAAGTTACATTGCATTGATCATTGGGAAGGTTCTAAAGAACATAATAACCCAAATAAAGAACATAATGATTCAAATTATCTATATAATATATTTTTAAATAATATTAACCCTTTAAAAAATATTATAACTCCTATACGAAAAAATTCAATTGAGGCTTCTAAAATGTATGCCAACAATAGTATTGATTTTATCTTTATTGATGGCAGTCATGACTATATGAGTGTTTATAATGATATTAATTATTGGTTACCCAAATTAAAAAAAGATGGAATTATAGCGGGCCATGATTATGAATGGTCAGATGATGTAAAATCTGCAGTTCATGAATTTTTTAATATTGATGATTTAATTATTTCCGAAGGGTGTTGGATTTTTAAACCAATAAGAGATATTACAGTGGATGGTATTAATAAATTAATGGATATAAATTATAATACTACAATCGAAGAGATTTTTAATGAATTTAAAAATAGACCAAGTGATATTAATGAACATTTAGTTACTTTATATTTATTAGCTAAAGATTGTGAACACATTACTGAAATGGGGTCTCGTTATGGTCTTTCTACTTTCAGCATTTTAGCGGCTAAACGCCCCAAATTTATTGCTTATGATTTAAATATAAACAATAATATCCAAATAGCTATAAACAAAGCTAAAAAAGAAAACATTAATTTTGAATTTATACAAAAAAATGTACTAGATGTTGATATAGAACAAACCGATATGTTATTTATAGATACTTGGCATAGATACGACCAACTTAGAGAAGAATTACAACTACACTCTGGCAAAGTTAATAAATATATTGTTTTACATGATACAACTTCATATGGATATTCTGATGAGCCTGATTGGGGAACATATGTTGATCTTAAGTATTTACCTACAAACAAAGTAGTTGGTTTATGGCCCGCTATTGAAGAATTTATTGAACAAAATCATAATTGGGAAATATTCGTAAGATACACACACAACAATGGTTTAACTATTTTAAGAAAAAAATGAAAATTTTATTTATACGAGGAGAGCAATACCAAGATTATCTTACTGATATGATATATCATGGGTTAATATCATTAAATCATGATATTTATTTACGTGATAATACATCTTATGATTTTATGTATTCATGGGGATCTATTAATAATAAGGGGAATAGAAATTTATTTTCTATTTATGGTAAATTAAATGGAAGCCCCAATTACATAAATGATCAAACTATATTAGAATATTTAAACCAGTGTTATTTTGATAAGATTATATTTTCTAATCATAGAAATGTTTATTGGTACTGGTCACAAAAATATTTTTTTAGTAAATATAATAAATGGGATATTAATTTTATTGATGGGTCTGATGATCCTTTTATTTTAGAAGGAACAGGGGATTATGGTGTTTTATGGAAGCGAGAATTAATTAATAATAAAGCTAATCCAATATCGTTTGCAATTCCTGAAGAACAAATTATGAAAAATATACCTATTAAAGAAAAATTATTTGGTACGGTTATCCCAAATAAACCCGAAACATATATATTTACAGATGAAAAATCATACTATAATGATTATGCAGTTTCGTATTACGGAAAAACTTGGAAAAAAGCTGGTTGGGATTGTGTGAGGCACTATGAAATATTAGCAAATGGATGTATACCTTATTTTTTTGATATTGATAATTGCCCTTCAAATACCATGGTTAATTTCCCAAAAGATATTATTAAAGAAACCAACAAATATGCCCATAAATCAATAACCCACCCAGATTATGATAAAATAAATAATGAATTAATTAATTACACTATAAAAAATCTAACAACCAAAGTACTGGCAGATAAAATTATAAACTTTTAAACTTACTATGAACCTTCATTACACAGACCCAACCCCAGACTCAGATTGGGGCATTATAGAAACTAATAAGTTTGGCTTAATGAAAAACCAACGCAAATCTTTTTTTGTAGTTGATAATTTTTATGAAGATCCGTATGCTGTAAGAGAATTTGCCCTTCAACAAACATACTTTCCTGGTGAAGGAGCGGTTGGATCAAGAACCCGAAAACAATTTCTTTTTGAAGGTGTAAAAGAAAGATTTGAAGAAATTATGGGTGTAAAAATAGCAGAACATACCAAAAATGGGCAGGGTTGGAAAGATGGGGGAATAAATGGGCGTTTCCAAACTTGTACTGCCGGTACCCCTTTAGTATATCATTGTGATGCACAACAATGGGCTGGTATGATATATCTTACACCTGACGCCCCCCCTCAATGCGGAACAAGTTTTTTTAGACATAAAGAAACTAAAATAAAACACAATTCTGAAATAAATTGGGAAAACGGAGAAGGTAATAAAGTATTTAACCAGCACACATTTTTAGACGGAACTCCTTATGAATTAATAGATAAAATAGGTAATGTATTTAATAGACTAATTATATTTAATGGTGGGTTAATACATTCTGCCTCTGAATATTTTGGTTGGGATATTCCATCTTCTCGTTTATTTCATATGTTTTTCTTTGATGGAGAGATATAGTTTTTAAAAGATTCTGTCATATGTATTATCAACAAAACCCGATAAAACATGGCAGAAACTTTAATATCACCCGGCGTATTAGCAAGAGAAAACGATAATTCTTTTGTATCCCAACAACCCGTAACTGTTGGAGCCGCTATCATAGGACCCACAGTTAAAGGTCCAGTTCAAATACCTACAGTAGTAACTACATATTCAGATTATGTAAATAAATTTGGTACTACTTTTTTAAGTGGGGGCCAAGAATATAGTTATTTAACTTCTATTTCGGCTTATAATTATTTCCAAAATGGTGGTACCTCATTATTAGTAGCTAGAGTAGCTTCAGGATCCTTTACTCCCGCTTCAGCTTCGATCTTGGCTAGTGGTAGTACTATAGCCTTTACTTTAAAAACTATTTCTGAAGGTACTATAATGAACAATTCAGGTTCAGAAGGTACTAATGGTATTTTATCAAGCGGTTCAGCTGACAATGTAAGATGGCAAATTGCAAACCGCGATACGGGTTCAGGAACATTTAGTTTATTAATTAGACAGGGTAATGATACTACCACAGAACCAGTAGTATTAGAAACATGGACTAATCTTTCATTAGACCCAACACAACCCAATTATATAGCAAGAGTAATTGGTGACAGTTACCAATCATATAATTCAAGTGAAAATTATATCCAAGTAAACGGTACTTTCCCTAACCAATCAAGATACGTTTATATATCTGCTGTTAATAACCCAACTCCTTATTATTTTGATAATAATGGAACTGCAAAAGCCCTATATACTAGTTCTATTCCATTAAATGCTAGTGGTGCTTTTAATAACGCTACAGGCGATTTATTCTATGGAGGGGGCGCTAAATATTATAGTGCAATATCAGGCACGGTCAATATCCAAGGAATTAGTGCTTCCAATTACGATAATATGATTAATTTAATGGCTAACCAAGACGATTATAGATTTAATTCTATTACAATTCCTGGTTTAACTATATTTGATAATTCAACCCAAGTAACCAACTTAGCAAATAATGTTCAATCTCGTGGTGACGCTATTTTAGTAGCAGATACTCGCCCTTATGGAGCTCAATTATCTCAAACTATAACATCAGCTACTTCAATTAACAATTCATATGTTGCTACCTACTGGCCTTGGTTACAAACTATTGACCCAGGAACAGGACAATTAGTTTGGGTACCTGCTTCAACAATGATCCCTGGTGTATATGCATTTAACGATAGTGTATCCGAACCTTGGTTTGCACCAGCAGGTATTAATAGAGGAGGTTTAAGTACAGTAGTTAGAGCAGAAAGAAAATTATCACAAACAAACCGCAATGATCTTTATGTAGGTAATGTTAATCCTATTGCTACTTTCCCTGGAACTGGAGTTGTAGTATACGGACAAAAAACATTACAGAAAAAAGCATCTGCTCTTGATCGTGTAAACGTTCGTAGATTATTAATTGCTCTTAAGTCTTACATTTCTCAAGTAGCAAACAATTTAGTATTTGAACAAAATACAATTGCAACAAGAAATGCATTCTTAAGCCAAGTAAACCCATATCTAGAATCAGTACAACAACGCCAAGGATTATATGCATTTAGAGTAATTATGGATGATTCAAATAACACACCTGATGTAATCGATAGAAATCAGATGATTGGTCAAATTTATCTTCAACCAACCAAAACTGCTGAATTTATTTACCTTGATTTCAATATTACTCCAACGGGCGCAACTTTCCCTGCGTAAATTTTTAAAAATATAATATTTATAAACAAATAAAAATAATATAACATGGCAGTATTAGATCCAAACGAAATATTTTTCACAGCTTTTGAACCAAAACAGTCCAATCGATTCATCATGTACATTGATGGTATTCCGGCTTATGAAATCAAAGGAGTAGGAGCAGTAACTTTAACCCAAGGTACAGTAGCTTTAAACCACATTAACGTACAACGTTTTGTTAAAGGCAAAACTACATGGGGTACTATTCAGTTTACTTTATTTGATCCTATCACTCCTTCTGGTGCACAAGCAGTAATGGAGTGGGTACGTTTACATCACGAATCTGTAACAGGTAGAGACGGTTACTCTGACTTTTATAAAAAAGACCTAACATTTGATGTATTAGGCCCAGTAGGGGATATTGTATCTGAATGGGTTATCAAAGGGGCTTTAATTACCCAAGCTACTTTTGGT